TTCCGATCTTGCACTCACACAATGTCGCGAAAATAAGTTTTTTTTCAGATAAGATTTACGCATGGATTCCTTGCGCATTGAAAACGTCATGATTTCATCATTGCATTTAGACCCAAACAATGCAAGAACCCACGATAAAAAGAATTTAGAATCTATTGCTAATTCATTAAAAACGTTTGGTCAAAGAAAACCGATCGTGATTTCCAACGACAATACAGTTGTTGCTGGGAATGGAACGTTGCAAGCAGCAAAATCCTTGGGGTGGACAGAAATTTCTGTTTCAAGAATTCCGGCTGGTTGGAATGTAGAACAAATTAAGGCTTATGCGTTGGCTGATAATCGAACAGCAGAATTGGCTGAATGGGATCCCAAAATTTTGGCTGATCAACTTTTGGAATTGGATGCTGTTGGTTGGGACATCAAAGAATTAGGTTTTGAATCACTTGATCCTACAGTTGGCGATGATGATAATGAGCCACTTAAATTTGAATCCAAATATGAAGTGGTTGTGGAATGTGTTGATGAATTACAACAATATGAAACGTTAGAAAAATTGTCTGCTCAAGGGTTTAAAGTTAGGGCTATTGTTTTATGACAATCATTAATTTGGTTTCAGATATCAAAAGAACACCTCGTGTCATGCAAATTGAGGGCATGTTTGATATTGATGCTAAACAAAAATCAATAACGTCTGTTCCGTTAAATTTTCCTGATTTAAATGAACGTGATTGGAACATTGGTTTGATTGTTGGACCTAGTGGTGCAGGTAAAACAACTGTTGCTAAAAATTTGTTTAATCAAGAATTAGAAGCATTGGAAAAAATGGAATGGATTCCAGATACATCTGTTGTAGATAATTTTCCTAAAAATATGACCATTAAAGATATAACCGAATTGTTATCAAGTGTTGGTTTTTCCAGCCCGCCTGCTTGGTTGCGTGCATATCAACAATTAAGCAATGGTGAAAAATTTAGGGTTTCAATGGCGCGTCTATTAGCCGAACAAAAAGAATTAGCCGTTGTAGATGAATTTACAAGCGTTGTTGATCGAACAGTTGCCCAAATCGGTTCATACGCAATTGGTAAAACGATTCGTAAACGTAATCAAAAATTTGTTGCTGTGACATGTCATTACGATGTTGAAGATTGGTTACAACCTGATTGGGTTTATCAACCAGCAACCGGTGAATTTTTTTGGGGGTCGCTTCGGCCAAGACCAAACATCGACATCGAAATTATCAAATCCAATCATGCGTCATGGAAATATTTCAGTCGTCATCACTATTTAGACCACGATTTAAATAAGGCGGCAGCCGTTTATGTTGTTTTAATAAACAATCAACCAGCCGGATTGTGTGCAATATTGCCGTTACCCCACGGACATTTACAACATGCGTGGCGCATAAGTCGTTTAGTGATTTTGCCTGATTTTCAAGGCATCGGTTTGGCTCATAAATTTATTAATTTGATTGGTGGCGCTTATAAAAGAATAGGTAGAAGCCTTTACATAACAACAAGTCATCCAGCATTGATGCACGGATTAAACAATTCCAAAGAATGGTCTGTTACAAGAAAACCATCACGCGTAGCACGTCCTGGAGTTTCAAGTAAAATTGATGCAGGAAGAACCAGCATTTCCAATAAACGCATTACAACAGGTTTTAAGTATGTTGGTAATGTTAATGATGAGTTAAACAAAATTATTAATTAAGGATAAAAATGTCTGGCAGAGGTCGTCCACCGAAACCAATTGAAATTAAACGTTTAAATGGTAATCCGGGAAAACGCCCATTGCCTCAAGGTAATGCTTTGGTGTTGTTACCAAGTGCTTATGAAATTCCTGAACCTGCAAGACCTTTATTGAATCCGGGTCGTGAATTATGGGAGCGTATTTGGAATATGGGAACATCGTGGATTAGCCCACAATCGGATGTTGAATTATTATTGATGACTTGTGAATTAGTTGATGAACGATGGAATTTAAGAATCAAAGTTATGAAAGATAATAGGCCAGAAGAAAGGCGTGGCTTACGTGAATTGGATAAACAATTGGTGCATAATTTGAGTTTGCTTGGTTTTAGCCCAACTGACCGATCAAAATTAGGTATTGCAGAAGTCAAACGTCAATCTAAATTAGAGGAATTAAAAGCGCGTGTCCAAAACAAAACCCAAGATTAAAGGTTGGTCACCGACATGGCTTACACCGGTTGATGACAAAGATTTAAAACGTTCCAGAGGTAATGATTGTATAACATTTATAAATATGTTTTGCACTCAAACAAAAGAAACCATTGCAGGTTTTTCAGGTTCACCGATTCAAACACGTCAATGGCAAGATGAAACAATCAATCATTTATTTGCTGTAGGCGAAAACAATTTATTTAAACATCGCACGGCATTAATTGGAATGGCAAGAAAAAATGGAAAATCGACATTGGGTTCCGGTATTGCTTTGTGGAGTTTGTTTATGGGAAGTGGGGGTGGTGAAGTTTATTCTTGTGCCGCTGATCGCGATCAAGCACGAATTGTTTTTGGTGAAGCGAAACGAATGATTGAAGCCGAAGAAGAATTATCTGAATTATGTAAAATTTATCGCGATGCAATAGAAATTCCAACAACAGGTTCAATTTATCGTGTGCTTTCTTCTGAAGCATATTCCAAAGAAGGATTATCGCCAACAATGGTTATTTATGATGAATTACATGCGGCTCCAAATCGTGAATTGTTTGATGTTATGCAACTTGGTATGGGTGCAAGACGTGAACCAATGATGATTGCTATCACTACAGCCGGTGTTAAATCGGATTCATCGGGTCAAGATTCAACGGCTTATTCAATGTATCAATATGGACAACGTGTTGCACGTGGTGAAATAATTGACCCCACATTTTTTATGGCATGGTGGGAAGCCGAACAAAATTCTGACCATCATTTACAAACAACGTGGGAAAAAGCAAATCCGGGATTTGGCGATTTAAATGACCCAGCAGATTTTGAATCAATGGTTAAAAAAACTCCTGAATCTGAATTTAGAACAAAACGTTGTAATCAATGGGTTTCATCTCAACAAGCGTGGTTGCCAAATGGTGCATGGGACAAATTGAAATCAGATAAAAATATTAATCATGACGCTGAAATGGTGTTAGGTTTTGATGGTTCTTTTTCGGGTGATGCTTCAGTAATAATTGGCGTGACGTTGGAAGATGTGCCACATATTTTTGTAATAAAAGCGTGGGAAAAACAACCGGAAGATACCGATGAATGGCGCGTAGACACATTGGATGTTGAAAACGAAATTATTGATTTTTGTAGTAAACATAAAGTCAAAGAAGTTGCTTGTGATCCTTTTCGTTGGCAAAGGTCAATGCAAGTTTTACAAGACGCTGGCATCCCAATTGTTGAATGGCCATCAAGTTCAGCAAATCGCATGGTTCCAGCGTGCGCCAAATTTTATGATGCTGTTGTAAATGAAACAATCACACACGATGGCAATCCTTTATTGGCCAGACATATTTCAAATTCGGTTGTAAAAACCGATAGATTGGGTCCACGTATTGTTAAAGAACATCGTGGTTCACCACGCAAAATAGATGCGGCAGTTGCTAGTATCATTGGATTAGATAGAGCAACAATTGCGCGCAATGAAGAAATTGCAGTTGTTCCAACTTTCTTTATGGTTTAGGAGTTTTGTGGGTTCAATATTGCAAATAATAGGTTTGGCAATCATTTCAATTGGGGTTGGGACAATTTTCATTCCGGCTGGCATAATTGTTGCAGGTGTTGGTTTTATTTTATTTGGGCTTGCTATTGAGAGACGTGATTAATGTTAAATAATTTGTTCACAAAAACAGAACAACGAGCAATAAGTTTTCAATCTATTTGGGGTGCTGGCGATACTTTAGCCTTTACAACCACCGCTGGAACAAACATTGATGAAAATACAGCAATGCAAATTTCTGCTTTTTATTCTTGCGTGCTTTTGATTTCAGACACAATTTCAACATTACCTATGGACACATTCATAAGACGTAATGGCGATCGTTTACCATATCGACCACGCCCTGAATGGGTAATGAAACCCGATATTGATTTATCACGCATCGAACATTTTCAGCAAGTATTGGTTTCACTTCTTATTGATGGAAACGCTTTCGTAAGAATTTATCGTGACAATCAAGGAAACATAATAAATTTAGTTGTTCTTGATCCTTTGAAAGTTGAAATTACAAGGGATAACGTAACAAGAGAATTGGCTTATAGGTATGAACTTGAACGCGGAACATTGGTTTCCAAAAATGACATGATTCATTTAACTGAAATTTCAAGACCGGGTTATGTTCGTGGCGTATCTCGTGTTAATGAATTGAAAGAAAATTTAGGTTTGGCATCAGCGTTGCAAGAATTTGCCGCAAGATTTTTTGGATCAGGCGCAAATTTGAGTGGTTTAATTGAACACCCCGCACAATTAACTAGAGAACAATCAAAAGATTTAGCAGATTCATTTAGAGGACAACATAAAGGATTACGTAAATCTCATAAAGTTGGTGTTTTATCTGGTGGAGCAAAATTTGTAAAAACTGAAGCATCACCTGACGAAGCACAAATGCTTGAATCACAAAAATTTGCTATCGAACAAATAGCACGTATGTTCAGAGTTCCACCTCACATGATTGGTGTTACAACACCCGGTGCAATGAGTTACGCATCAGTTGAACAAAACAATATTAATTTCGTAACACACACATTAAGACCTTACATAACAAAAATTGAAGAAGCCTATTCAAGACTTTTACCTAACAACGCATTTTTAAGAATAAATGTTGATGGTTTATTGCGTGGTGATTTTGCTACACGCATGCAAGGTTATTCCATCGGTTCACAAGCAGGATTTCTTTCAATAAACGATATAAGACGTTTTGAAGATTTAAGACCAGTTGATTCTGGCGATGTGTATCGTGTTCCGTTGGCTAACGTCAATTTGGCTGCTGCTGATTTGGTTGAAACAGATAAAAAAGTTGCTATGGCGCAAAAATTAATTTTGTCAGGTTTTGATCCGGCTGGCACATTGAAAGCATTAAATCTTCCAGCAATTATTCATACCGGTGTGCCATCTACACAACTTCAACCTGTTGCACAAATTGATCCGGCAAATCCTGAAGCCGTTTATGAGGTTAAATAATGACTTTAACAAGTAACGTAGTGACAACCAATGCTTCAACAGCAGTTCTTATCAAGAAAGCAGGCACAAATCCTATAAAATTAAATTTGCATAATTCTTCTGGTGGAGTGATTTATCTTGGTGGTTCAAATGTTTCCAGTTCTAATGGTTATCATTTAAGCAATACTGAAAATTTAGATTTAACTTTACTGCCTGGTAATTTTTTATATGGTTTATCAGGTTCAGGCTCTCGCGATATTGCTTGGTTTGAGCAGGATATTTAATGCCGTATTTTATTACTGATAAATCTCCTGATTGTTCAG